AGCGGGAGTGGTGACAGTGGAGCAGTCTCCGAAACCGTCGGCGCGCTCACGAACGGAGCCTCAGACGGTCTCGGCTGGCGATGCGGACCAGACGAAGCCGCCGCAGGACACGCCATTCCCACAACTGTCCCTGCTCTGACCGATGTCCCGGTCGTGTCGCAATGCCTCAACGCAGGCGGTCACCACGGCGGCAAGCGCACCGATCCGGAAACCGAGACGCTGATCCCGGCGGTCGCGAACTGCCTCACCAGGCGCATGCACAAGGGCGTCAACACAACCTTCGACGAGGGCCAGACGATGATCCCGGTCGTTGCGCGCACGCTCGACGTTCACGGTCGGGCAGCGTCGGAAGATGGCACCGGCCGAGGCGCGATTCTGATCCCGGTCGCGTTCAAGGCCAGCCACTACACCCGCGACAAGGACGGTGCGCCCAGCGAAGTCACGCCGCCGCTGTACAGCGGTGCCGACGCCGGTGGTCAGGTCGCGGTGTTCGTCTCCGACATCTCACCCACGCTGCGCGCTGGCGGCAACCAAACCGGCGGCGACCGCCCGCCGGGGACCGATGTCGACACGGTCGAGACCCTCACCGCGTTCAACGTGTACCCGTCGAGCGGTCAGGGTAGCCAACTTGAGGCGAGCCAGACCGATGTGGCGAGTTCGCTGACGGCGGTGCGTCGGCTGACGCCGCGTGAGTGCGAGAGGTTGCAGGGATTCCCCGATGACTGGACAGCCATCCCGATGGGAAAGCGGGGTCACGTCGCAAAGGACGGACCCCGCTACAAGGCGCTGGGGAACTCGTTCGCCGTACCGATGTTCGTGTGGGTAGGCGAACGAATTCAGATGGTCACAGATGTGCTGAGAGAATCAGGTCTTCGATGATGTCTTTCGGCTTGATCGCTTTGCGCTGACGCAGCGGTTCGATAGCTCGACGCGCCGCAATGAGCGCGTTGAGCCTCGACGCCACCTCTGGGCGCGTCCAGAACTGCACGAACATCGCGCCCTTCGCTTCCTGCCGCTGACGCCACGACATGGAGTGATCCGGGTCGCGCACGCTGCGACGCTTGCGCTTGGGCCTGGCCGGGGTAGCGGGTTTCTTCGTGGTCTTCTTCATGCTTGCTGCACCACATCGCCGGGAACCTCGTAGGGTTTCGCGGTCCACTTCTCGACGCGCTCGATGTGCTGCTGGCACACGAACACGCCGATGCGCTTCACCTGATCGTTCGCCTGCAGTTCGCTGATCTTCGTCCGCATGACACCGGGCGTGTCGCACTGCATGTTCTGGATGGTCTTGTCGTTCTTGAAACTGACTCTCAGGATTGCGTGGCACATGGGTAGTCCTCCTATCGGGTTGTCAGTGGAAACGGAGCGAGAGGCCGATGAACAGGCCGATCAGCGTGCCGACGCAGATGCAGCCCAGGCACGCGACGAGGTTGTCGCGCAACTCGCGCCGCAGGATGGCTCGAGCCTCTTCGTCTTTGCGGTAGTTCACTCGTAGCCCTCCTTCTTCAGCCGCGCCAGCAACTCGCGTGCCGCCGCGAGTGAACCCTCGAGCTTCGTGCGGTCGCGCACGACGTTGGGACTTGTGTCGTGTTTGCACGCCATGCAGAGGGTCGAGTACAGGTCGATCTGGTGCTGCAGTCTGGCTATCTCGGAAAGCTTCGTCGCGTGCGTCATTCGCTCAACTCCTCTGCGGTGATTTCGGTCAGGCCAAAGTCGGCCACCTGTCCTGCAAGGTCGCAGATCGGGTACTGCATCGCCCAGACTGCGCCGCGCAATTTCCACATCTCCAGCCGCGCCTTACCGAAATCCGGTTCGTGCGACAGGTAGTAGCGGTTCTGCAAACTCTCGCCGTTCTTCAGGCGATGCCCATAGCCGAACGTGAAGAACCAACCCTCGTCGTCGATCTGGCCGTTCAAGCAGTTGAACTCAGTCATGGGTAGCCTCCTCCTCCGGTCAAAATCAGGTTGTCTTGGTGGCGCACCCACTGCTCGACCTGCTCGCGGGTCTTGTGGCGTGCGTCGAACTGCGCCGCGTATAACCGCTGGCGCGGCTCGCGGTCGAGGTACTTCACGAAGTGGCACGCGGACGTGCTGATGATGTAGACCTTGCGGGACGGCGTCAGGGTGAAAGTCATGGCGTGATTTCCTTGATGAGTTTGGTGGCGTAGCGCACGACCTCGCGTTCCATCTCGCGTGCGCCGACGCGCAGGCCGCGATGGTAGGCACGGTCGAGCTTGGTCGCGAGGCCACGGCGGTGAAGGTCGAGCGCGATCACTCGCGACTCGCGTGCGATGCGAGCGACCGTGAACGCGAGGTGCGACAGCACGGGCGCGACATGGGTAGCAGCGTGATGGGCGCGGGCCTGGGCGCGGGCCTGGGCCGCAGCCGCCTCGCGCCCGCAGGCGCAGTCAGGATAGCCGCAGGCCGGGGATTGTTGGGTCATGGGTAGAAACTCCTGTCGGGTTATCGGTGGCGTGATCGCGACCGCCGCTGCGCTCCGTCCTTGAAGCGCAACAGCCGTCAGAATCCGCGCTTGGTCTTGATCCAATCGAAGAACGCGCTGCCGGGTTCGTAAACGCGACCGTCGTTGTTGATGCAGGCGACGAGGCGATCCTTGCGGTTGCCGTCGCGCACCTTGGCTGGGGGGAACGGTGCGCCGGGGTGCGCCTTGCGATGCTCGCGGCGCAGGCGCAGATACTCCTTACGCGCCCCCGCCATGTCGTGCGCGGCGAACAGGTGCCTGCGGCCTATGCTGATGACGAGCGGGTTACGGTACGGCACGGGTTGCCTCCTGCAGCAGCGGCGTGTCCGGGGTCCACTGCTTAGGCCCGCCAGACCACACGCGCCCGTTCCAAGAGACGTAGCCGAACGAACGGCCACCCTTGCGGACGAAGGCGACCGGGAACTCGTCGGAGCGCACGCCTGCGCCCACCTCGCGCTCCCACGCATCGCGTATCCGCTGCCACTCCGCGCTGACCTCTGCGAGCGTCTGGTGCGCGCTCTCATGGCGTTCGTTGTACGCGCCCTTGCGCTGCGCCAGCACGTAGCCCTTGCGCGGCGGACAGCCACGCTTGGCGCACACGTAGGTTGCGAGTCCGCACTGCGCGCAACGCGCCCACTGTCTGGCCGTCACGGTTGCACCTCCTGCAGGGTGAATTCGGATTCGCGTGCGGCGTCCCACGCTTCGTTGCACAGTTCCGTTTCGGCATCGATGCGCGCCATGTGAACCGGGTCGTTCTCGTCGCCGTCCTCGACACTGTGCCATTCGAAACCAAACGCCTTCTGCCAAGCATCGATCATGCATACGTTGGCATCGCAGAAGTCGTGAGAGGCGCAGCAGCCCGCGCGGATGGTCCGGTTGCGCTTGACTGCCGTGTCCAGTTCGTCGGGCGTGAGCGTGGCGCGTATCTCGGCGCAGAAGGCCGCAGCGAGGCGCGCAGCGCACACGACGCAGACCCATGGCCGCGTGACCGTGTCGCCGCGCCAGAGAGGCGTGGCGGGCGTCAGCGAGTGACCGCGTGTGAGCATCTCGCCCGCACACTTCGCGCATACGTACAGGTCGCCCTTCGCGTCGTGATGGAACCAGCCCAGAAGGTCACGGTTCCAATGCACCGCCGACGTGCCGTGCGCGTGCGCAGCGAGGCGCAGGATGGTGGCGCGGTTCACGCTGCACCTCCAGCGCGCTTCGCAGCGATGGCCGCATCAAGCTTGTCGGCATCCATCGCGAGCGTGAAGGTCAGCCCCAGCTTGGCGAGGTTCAGCACGATGTAACGGCCATTCTCGTGCGACCCGTGGAACCAGCCGCCGTTGTCCATCGCCTCGCGCAAGTCGCCCGCATCGCAGCCCTCAAATCCGCCGCTCTCATTGAAGTTGCTGATCAGTTCTTCCAGCCCCATCTCGCACGGGTCCGCCTCGTCGCTGATGTACGCAACCTGCATCGTCGAGGTGGCGATGATCTCGCCCGATTCGACGCCGTAGTCGAACAACACGCGCTCCAATTTCGCAAGGTCGTTGCTGGTCTCATCGACGTGCGCGCCGATCAGCAGCCAGTACGTGTTGAGCGCGCACTCTGCGATGTACATGCCCTCCGCGTACACGAAACCGGGCATCGCCTCTTCGATGCAGTGGCTCGACGCTTCGCGAATGTCAGCGACGCGCTGGCGCGTGGCCTGAAATTCGGCAAAGGTATACTCGTCGGTCGCGCAGGGACCAAGCTTGCCAGCCTGATCCTCGACCGTGCTGTACGGCAGCACCTGCAGGACCATGAAGGCGTCATCTTCGCCCGCCAAGTCGTACTGGAACGTCATGGCCGCATCGATGTCAGTGGCGCTGTACGCACGCGGCAGCAGCAGCACGTTCAGGCACTCAAAGGTTGCCGACGCGAGCAACAGGCGATTGCCAGCGGCGTGCAGCGTGTACGACACGTAGACGTTGCCGCCCGTGTGCGCGTATTCCTCTGCGACCGCGCCCTCGCACAGTGCGGTGTGAACCTGCGCCAGCTGATCGCACTCGGCGCGCTCATCGGTGGCGAGCGCTGCGCATGCGGCGGTGAAGGTAGCTTGAAGCTTGCGGGCGGTGATGATGTTTTGCATGGTGATCCTCTCTGGGGTTAGTGGTTTGCGGTGTTGCTCGCTGCCGTCTCTGACACGGCAGCAGGCAGCATCAGAAGCCCAAGGCGGCCAACACGGCGGCGGCGTGCGCGGAGCCATCCGCACGGCAGTGGCGCAGCGCAGTCAGCAGCGCAGGCGCGCACGTCGCGACCTTCATGTCGGCGCGGATGCCACGGTTGATCGCGCTGTCCTGATCTAGCACCTCTTCCAGCGGCTGCGGGATGGGCTGCAGGCTGATGTAGCCATAGCCTGCGACGAGGTGCCCGCCTTGCACGGTGTCGGCGTACACAAGCGCCTCAAGCGCATCCAGATCATCGCTGCCGCACTCGACGCCGTCGGCGGTCAGGGTCCAGTAGCGGTAGCGGTTCGGCGTCTGCGGCTTGGGCGTCACGCGCCGCTCGTCGACGATGTAGCCGAACCCCAGATAGGTGTAGCCGGGGAAGATGGTGTCATCGTCGGGGTCGAGGCCAGCGAAGCGCGCAACGTCAGCCGATTCGGTGCGCGTGGCGCGGAATTGCGCGAGGGTAATGTGATCGAAAATATGGACGGCGGGACAGATGTCGGTAGGCACGGGTAGTACTCCAGTTGTATACAAGTTCAAAGGACAGCGGACGAGATGTCGAGCAGCGCGCTCGCGGCGAGTTCCTTGAGCGCGAACGCACCGTCGAGCGTCTTGCAGGAGAAGCGGTACTGAATGTCGCCAACCTGCAGCGTGACCTCATACGTGGGCGCACCGCCGCGATGCTTGCGCTCGACAACGTCGGCGTCGATCACGACGTTCACCGCTTCAGTGCCGCACGCCAGCTGCCGCCACGACGTCCACGACATGGGGTCGTACACGCGGCGACCGTTCAGGTCGAAGTAGATGCGGTGGCCAACGGCACCGTAGGCGTTCACCTCTTCGACGCGGCGCACGCGGTACTCATTGCCGCCCACGACGAGCGTCGCGCCCACACGCGGCAGCAAGGCAATGGTGCGGGTCTTGCCGGAAAGCTTCAGTGTGTCAGTCATTGCGGTTTCCTCTCTTGGGTTGGTGTCAGTGTTGCCCACTGCGGTCGCGATGGATGCGACCCGCAAGAGGCATCGCTGTCAGGCTTCGTGGTACAGCGCGTCGAGCGTGTTCTCGTCCCACGGCTTGCGCGTCACGACATAGCCCAGATGGTTGACAACGTGGTAGCCGGGAGAGGCGTACAGGTGATCGGTTTCGCCGCCGTCATCGACGATGCTCCACACGCGATTGATGGGGTAGCGGCGGACCTGTTGGAACGTGTAGAAGTCGCCGCTGCGATGCTTGCGCGGCTGGTAGTCGCGGTCGAAGTCGGCCTCGCTGATGAGGAAGGCGCGTTGTGCTTTTGTGAGACGGTTTGCCATTGTCGGATTCTCCGGGGCAGTGTCAGGACAGGAAGTCGTGCGAAACACGGTCGAGCGAGCGGCAGTTCTTGCCATCGTCCAAGCGTTCGCCGCAGAGCGCGCAATGCGCCGCCTGTTCGGCAGCGCGCAGGTCGAGTTCCTTGAAGTACAGGTCAGAGCCGAGCAGGAAGGTGCAGACGCTGTTGCCGTTGGCGTCGGCCAGCGATCCGCTGGTGCAGCGAAGGTCTTCGACGCGGGCTGCAGCGGCGCGCAGGATGCGCGCAATCTCGGCCATGTGATCGTCGTGGAAGGCGTCGGAATTGCAGTCGATGTTGAGCTTGAATTTCATGGCTTAAGCGGCCTCCGATACGGTGGAATTCTGGGTGCTGTTCTGCAGTGCTGCAGACAGGTCGCAGCCGTCGCGGTCGAGGGTGTCGAGGGTGGTCAAAATCGTGTCGAGGGTTAGGACGCCTTGCATGGGATTGCTCCGGTTTTGTGTGGCTGGCGGGGTGCCAGTGACGCTAATTTATAACGGGCAGATGCAGGCCGTCAAGCACTATTCTCAACTTTCCCACAATCTCCAGGCGCATCAATGACTTAGAAAGACGTCAGGCGTCCCTTCTGTGTCCCAAAAAGCGCCCTCCCAACCCCTTGATCTACCAACACTATCCCTACTACCTCAGTTATATATTAAAAGAAATAGTCTGTATTTAGCGTCTCACGGGGCGTGAGACGGTGCCTGCGCGTGTTCTACGGCCTCTATGGGAAAAATGAAGACGCCTGAGACGCCTGAGACGCCTTGGTATTCAACTTATTGATTTTTCGATTGTGCTACAGAATCCCGTTGTATAATACGCGCACAATGCGTCTTCTTGCACATCTTGCAGATTTATAACAGGCAAGGATGCTGCATTGTATACCTGATATAAACCACGCCGGAGAATGCCCATGAAGGTGAACCGTCCGCGCCGCCAGCGCGACCCCAGAATCCGCTACGTCACCGCCCTGAAGATCGACCGATTGGAGGCGCGCATTGAGCGCCTGATTCGGGCCGATATCGAAGCCCACGACGAGCGCGTGCGGGTAGCCGCCTTCGCCGCGTCGACCGACGGCGTGCCACGGCTGGCGAGCGGCCTGCGCGACCGCCGCACAAGCGCGTACAGGGCGTGGAAGGCGGCACGCGACGCCGCCGCCGCGCTGGCGGTCGAGAGCACCTGAGCGCCGCCAGCGCCGCGTGAGCGCTCGCACGCGCATTTGGCGGGTGGGCTAGGCACAAGTTGCTGATAAACCTGGGGTTTGTCCCTTTCGTTCATCTAGCACGCATATGACCATTATGTAAAATGGCACGCAAGTGCCTGATATCATTGAGTTCATTCGTATACTTTTTCGCAAGAATAATAATCATTCTCATCCGACCCGGCTGGCCCCAGCCACCCCGCCGCTTGCCCCTCGAGCCACCGGCGTCGGCCTGGGCCTGGCCGAATCGGATTCGGATAGAGTGCCTTCGACGGTTACAAATGGGATTTGTATACTATGATGCGCGACCCCCCCGACATTTCTGGTAGATTTTTGAAAAAGTGGGGAGCATGATCGGTGGCTTGGGCTGAGAGGCGAGGAGGAAGTGTTATGGGAGAGCGTCGATTGGGGTTGCCGGAGCAGGCTGCGCCGGATTTTGAGGGGAGCACGTTTGCGCAGCCTGCGGGGTTGGTGGACCCATCGGTTGGGTTGCCTGTGGGGTATTTGACGGGGCCGGACGCGGACGGGGCGGTGTTGTTTGATTTTGTGGTGGCGAAGATCAAGGAGTTGGGCAATCCGGCGGACGCGGTGCAGTTGTATGTGGCTGATTTCACGATCAAGGCTTTTCGTCAGATGGATGACGCCACGCAGGCCAAGGTGCTGCAGGTATGTCATCCGGCGAATCATCCGTTTGGGGCGATGGTCTGGCAGACATTTCGGTTGGATGAGAAGCTGCCGAACGGCAACTACGATCAGTCGGGCAAGCGGATTGCGCCGAACAGTTTGGCGGTGCTGGCGGGGACGACTTTGAAGGATTTCAAGGCGCACATTGCGGCGCAGACGCCGGAGAACTACAACAAGACGCCGTATGCATTGGCGACGGTGAAGGTGCCGTTTTACCCGTGAGGGTGCTGCTGCTCGCGCTGGTGTTTTGGGCCGGTTCCGGGTTCGCGGCGAGTGCGACGTTTGAGCCGCTCAATCCGGTGCCACAGGGGGCGGTGATTGGGCCGGAGTCGGCCATGCCGGGTGAGGTGGCGACGCTGACCTACAGTGCGGCGCTGGCGACCAGTTGCGCGGTGACCCAGAGCGGGTGCGTGTCGGCTCCGGTTTTGGCGGCGGCGGCGTGCTCCGGGGTGGGTCCGCAGCAGACCTGTTCGGCGTCGGTGACGATGACCATCCCGGCGAATGCTGCGCCGTGCGTGGATGCGGTGACGGTGACGTGCCAGCCGGGTGCGGTGTTGAGTACGGCGTCGCTGACGATTACCGCGCCGCCGCCGCCGCCGCCCGGGGATTGTTCGGGCCTGAAGCCTTTGCCGACGCCGACGGCGGGGAAGAACTGGCGACCGGTGCTGCAGTCGCGGGTCAGGTGGGGTGACGGCACGGTCAGTCCGGTCGTCAATGCTGCCGACTACAACGCGATGTGGACTTATCCGGGGAACACGCCGTCATGGCCTGGCAACTCCGGTCTGACGACTCAGCCGACGGGCGCATCGCCGTACATGTACTTCACCGAGAAGTTCGTGGTTCCGGCCAGCGCGGTGGGGTCGCGGGTGACGTGGGGCTGGTCCGGTTCGGGGATCAACTCCAACGCTTCTGCCACGATCAGTGTGTGCCCCGGCGATTTCGGTCAGGTGGGATCGCAAATCCCTGCCTACTGCCGGATGAATCAGAACAGGTCGAGCAGCGGGCTGCGGACGGTGGTGGCGGTCAACCAGGCGGTGAGCACTTGCACGCTCAAGCCGGGAGCGACCTACTACCTGAGTTTTCTGCCGACGGCGAATTTGCCAAGCAATCCCTATGACCTGAGCGTATCGTCATGCGACTCGTCGACGTTGTGTTCGCCCTGGTTCGTGATGACGCAATGAGAGGGATGAATGGCGACGACGCGGTTCGACGCCATTGCGACCACGATCGCCACGATCACGGTGGCGCTGCTGGCGTTGTGGGCGACGGCGATTCAGCCGCTGCGCGAGCACGTTGAGCGGCTCGACGGCCAGATCAGCGACGCGCGCGAGGTGATCAAGGTGCGGTCGGAAGAGGCCGGCCACTTGCGCGAGCGCGTGGTGGCGCTCGAGGAACAGCAGCGGCTGCGCGAGTTTGAGATACTTCACGGCGGCAAACGAGGAGAAGGGCAATGATCATTGCACTGAGCCTGTTGGTAGCGATTATCGGCCTGCTGATGT